TTGGAACGCGATTTTAAAGTCTCTTCGAAGGGCATGAAGGGAAAGCACCACAACATACCCTTCGTAACAATGGCCACGGATGAGGGCGAGAAACTAACTCTCAGCCTGGAGAGTCCGCAGATGCTCAAAAACTTCGAGATCGACCAGGAATTCACAATCAAAATCCTTGAGGGGGCTCAGAAGAAACTTGCGAAGTAGGCTCCGGCGATTCAAGAGGCGCCTTTCCTGGCCACTTATTGAAAGGAAGCTTCGCAGCCAAGGTAGGAATCCCGTAACGATCCGATGGCTCAAACGTTGGTACGTTGGAGAGTAGACGCTTGCCAATGAGTTTACCATCTGACTATGCAGCGAAGATCGCTGAGGCCCTGAATTGGAAACTCGCTGCAGTCCAAGAAACCTTCAATTTCGAAGAGGATAAGCAAGGCTTTTTCTGGGCGAAACTGAAGCCGAAGATGCACCTCGATACGCCAGACTTCAGGGCAGTTTGCAAGCTGACAAGAGAGCTCGGCGGCGAAGACTACTTGCAGGGAGCCCGAAGTTGGCAGATCCCCGGAGCAATGGCTAAGATACCATCAGGGCACGGAACCGATTCCCAAGACAAACCATCAGAGCAGGCAATGCATTCCCCAGCCACTTATAAAGAGCCGGGCAAGGCAATGCCAACGATAACATCAGCGCCCTCCGCTGACAAAGGCCCGAAGAAAGTCGAATCATCACCCCTCATCATTAAGGTAGGCTATTATGAACACTTTCCACTTGCCGCTATTCTTTCACCCATATTTACACTGCGACTGCATATCGAAGAGAACATACAAGAATTAGTTCAGCAGATCGCGACCACGCGCGCGTCTGGAGAGCAAGCCATAGTTCTTGAACCCTTAGTCTGCAGGCCGGCGGCGAAAGCTGGCTACGTTGAAGTAGCGGCTGGCGAAAGACGGCTTCTTGCTTCAAGAATGCTGGGGCTCGGCAACATTCCCGTAATCATAAAGGACATGTCTGACGAAGAATTCGACCGCATCAGATTAATGGAGAATTTCGCACGAAAAGACCTGTCAGACTACGAAGTCGGCAGGGCACTCAAATATTTGCTCGACAAGTACCCCGCTGTCTATCCGACACAAGCGAACCTAGCAGATGTTTTCGGCAAAGACGGCGCATGGGTCACGCACCATCTTCAGATGCTGAAACCAGAACTAGCGAACATATTGTCCCGGGACAAGTTGGAAAGTGGCGCAATCACTGAGCATCAGGCTCGTGAGATCCTCGCTGCCCCCAAAGAAAAAAGAGAAGCAATCGTCGACAAGATCAAAGAGACCGGCGAGGTTCCTTCTGTTCGCGAGATTCACGAGATAGCGCATCCCGAAAAGAAGCAGATTATGTGTGCTCGGTGCGGCTATCCAGTCGAGGGCACGCCCGTTCATTGGGGTGGTGGCAAGTTTTACCATGCCGATTGCGCGGAGCAAGAAGTCTCTCAGTCCAAGAAAGGTTTGATTTCAGAGGAGGATGTGGGCCCGTTTGAAGAGCACGAAACTGAAGAGGAAGAGCCTTCGCCGCCACTTACTCCGAAAATGGAGGCTAAAGCCATCACAATCGGAGAGTTTGACTGCACAGAATGCAAGAAGCACTTTCTCGTCGAGCACCTTCCGAACGGCGAGCACCGGCTCGTGTTTGTCATGGAGGGTTCTTCTTGACTTGGCGCGACAACATGCACGGCAACCCAATCAGCAAAGCGGAGTTGAAGCTACGCATTGAAGTGCAGAAGCGCGGGTTGCACCCGGACATGAGCAAAAACATCATCCTCCGCTGGACCCGACCAGACGAGTACTATGAAAAGACTGCCTCGAAACGTCCGTTAGCCGTCTACTTGGACACTCTTGCTACGCACAAGGACCCAGACCGTGACTATGAGATCACGCGGATGCTTGAGAAAATGGGAATCACCGCCTTCAGGTACGTCTACACGCCTCCAATTTCGCGCGTGTACCTCATGAAGATTGCTGATGAGATTCAAGCGTACGTTAGGGGAGCTGCCGAATGAGTTTCACAAGAGAAGAGTTGGAGATAGTGACGGGGAGGCTTATCACATGCCAGTGAATCCTCGAGAGCATCGGAATTATCTGCGACGCGAGAAGGCTAAAGATGATAAGGCTCAGATGGTTCTTTGTTTTTCAGGCATAAAGCCGAATCCCAACGTTGTCGTCATCGCACATAACACTTTGCTTCCGTTGGATAAGGAAGTTACGTGTCCCTTCTGTCTTGGGCTTTCAGAGTTTCGCAAGTTTCTAGTGAGCACGAAGCAGGGCATAAGCAGAAGCATGGGCAACTGCCCGCTCTGTAAGCAAGAAATGTATTTGAAAACACTGTTTGGAATGTCGCAGTCAGACGCTAAAAAATACGCGAAATGGGTCTTCAACTACAAAGGGTTCTGGAAGAAAATCAAGTTTAAACAATGGAAGGATCGCCTGTGGTTGATGGGTTGGACAAACGACTTCTGGAATGAGTATAAGGCTTTGAAGGGACAGCGGGAAGAGGAAGGAACTGAGCAGGATGAAAGTTTCACGGATTATATTAACCGCAAGGGTCAGGAAGCTGCAGAACAATGGAACAAGGAAGCCCAAACACGCGTTATGCCTGACGAGGAGATGGTCACATGCAAGTAGAGCAAGGGCCGATTGTTTTCCGCAACAGAATCGTGTCTAATGCGAGGCGCACAAACAGAATACATTGCCCCCTCGAAGGGATGAAAGGAACGCGGAATGTCAGTTTTGACAAGTGCAAGAGCCGAGCATGCGGGTACGTGCGAATGCTCACGGAGCGCGGCGTCTACTGCACATTTCCATCTGTAACCTTGAGAAAGCTAATGGAGGAGAAACTGAAGAATGCCAGTAACGTTTGAAGAGTTGAAAAAGCGCTTTAAGTTTGACAATGTGGTGCCGTACGGCGAATGCGTAATCATACCAGGCACCGAGTTTGATCCTGACTGGGAAGACGAGTTAAGCAGTCAAGGCTGCGAGTTGCACTTCGTTGACATCGCTGGTAAGCCAGTTACGCTCATGCAGAAGGGAAAGGACCAGGAAGAAGAAGTGGAAGAGGTAGAGGAAAGAGAGGAAGTAGCTGAGAGAGAGGAAAGGGACAAAGTGGAAAAGGTGGAAAAGGTGGAAGATGTAGAAGAAGTGGAGAAAGTAACCGATTATGAGGCAACGACTCACGGAAGCATGGCTGAATTTCCGTGGTCTAATGAAGATGAGAAAAAACTGCTTCAACGCATGAACCAGTTAGAGGGGACCGTTTACGAAAGAGTAGCTTTGCTTATGCCTGAATTTTCAGGGCGTACTGGTGTAGCACTCAGACAGAAGTATTATAAACTCACTGGCTTGAAGGCGGGGTCAAAGCGAAAGGGACGACCAAAGCCAGAGCTGTTACATGTTCCTTGGAACGCGCAAGACGACGATTTACTCATTGAACTTTGGAAGAAACGAATGACTGTTTCAGCCATCGCGCAAAAGGTCGTTGGTCGATCCTACGAATCAGTTAAAATGCGCCTCCAAATGCTCAAGCAACTTGGACGCATAAAACCCAGATGGGAGCGAAAATCGAAAACAAAGGGGCTGAAGAAGCGAGAAAAAGTAGAGAAAAAAGAGCAAGCTAAGAAGACAGAGGAGATACCTGAGTCTATACCTACTTCGATACCTACGGAGATACTGACGCATGCACCGATTGAGTTACCGGTGAAAGAAGACCCGATCGTAACTCTACTCAGAGAGATCAGAGATCTCCTCCGTCCGAGAGACTTCAATTTTGACTATTACTGCAGGAGCTGTGGAGAATCAGGTAACGTCTCAAATTCTGAAAGGATCTACGAGTTCTGCCCCGTCTGCGGAAAACCGTTACTCATCTCCAACGTAGAGGAGGCCTCTTCATGACTGTTCAGTCTATTGCAGTTGATAAGATCGAGGCTAACAGGTGGAATCCGAACGTCATGCAGAAGGAAGAGTATGATGCGCTGAAGCAGGACATGCACGTTCACGGCGTCAACGGCGTTGACCCTGTCCTCGTGTCACCTAAGCCTTCATTCTTGGGCATGGGAGCGACAACATTCGAGGGCTTCTACGTTATCGTTGACGGCGAACATCGTTGGCGCGCTGCTGGAGAGCTCAGCTGGAAAGAGATTCTGTGTGAAGTGCGCGAGATAAGCGAGGACGAAGCTAAGGCTCTCTGCTACCGGCGCAACCGCGAACGTGGCACGATCGACCCTTTCAAAGAAGCTGCTCTCTTCAAGACAGAGCTCCCGAAGCTTACGCAGGCTAAGATCGCTGGGAAATATGGTGTAGACCAATCGACTGTTTCACAGAGATTGAGCCTTCTGAAGTTAGATGAGAAGGTTCTTGCAGTAGTCAAGACTATTCCACGTGGAATAATTACTGCGAGCCACTTTGAGCCCTTAGCAATGTTGGAGCCGGAAGATCAGAAGTCACTTGCAAAAGACATCGTTTTCGAGGCGACGCATTATGACCATCCAATGACAGTCAAGGACGTCGAACGCAAAGCTAAGGGTCTCAGGGAGAAACGTGAAGAGGCACGGCTGCTGAAGGAGGCTCTTGGAAAAGCGAAGTTTCCGAAGTGCCCAAAGTGCGGCTGGGAACCCAGCGGTATCAACTACAAGAAGCTTCCGTGGGTTGACTGCTCAAGCGGCCATTACGATCACTCCTGGAGTTTGGCCAGCGGCAAACGGGTCTACGAGCCTGAGCGTGAGTCGCAGAAGACGATGGATGGCGAGTCCAAGCTGCTGCAGACAAAGACGCTGCGTTCAGCTCACACCGTCCAGGAAATCAGCGTGGTCTTCGTTGATTTGATCAAGAAGATCATAAGTGAAGATGAAACTCTCAAGATCCAGAAGATAGACGTCAGCGGAAAGCGTCAGGGTAGCGAGTTTAGTTTTGACGTCAACACTTATGGCAAATCTACGAGCGTCAGCTGGCATCAGGGCGGAGCCTGGCAGGGCTTCAGAGCCGAAGAACACGACTACAAATCGGGAGAGAAATCAGCCATCACCACAGGCTCCCCGGACAATCTTGAACGCGTGAAAGAACTGATTGAGAATGCTTTCAACGGTAAACTCGGAATCGAGTCTAAACAGCTGAAAAAGGCCAAGACCGCTGACGAAATGATTCATGAACTGCATTCTGAGCCGTTAGAAGCAGATAAAATGCAGGTCACGGACGATCCGGAAGAGTCCTTGGCTGCTACAGAGGAGGCTTCTGAATGAAGATTTACAGTGATGATCCGCTAGTCCACTACGCAACGACAGAGCTGAGTCCTGAACGAACCAAAGCGCAAATTGACGGAATCCTCGCGGAGTACCAAGTTAAAGACGTCATGTGGCACTACGACATTCCCCGCGAAGCATACGTCGTCTTCAAAATCGAAGAAACAATCGATGGTCGCCCCGTCAAGGTAGGCGTGAAAGTAGTGTGCCCCGCGATCTGGGATCGAGAGCGACCCCGAGCAAGACCTCCGCGCCTCGAAGAGATAAACTGGAAAGTAAGCATACGCGCAATGTACTGGTTCATCAAAACACACTTGGAAACTGCTTACGCCATGCAATCAGGAAAAGCAGTCGCGTTCCTACCGTTCATTCAAAGCAGTAACCACGAGAAAACCTTGAAAGACTACATTCTCCCAAGACTCAGCGAATACACAGCTCTAGAAGCAAAACCAACTCCGACAGTTCAGGCTGGAAATAACAAGATCATCGACGTTGACAACGTGAAAGAGGCTGAATACACAGAATCACCGCCAGGAGGCAATTAGATGTGGAAATGTAAAAATCCTGAATGCCTCAAAACCTTTCCTGTACTAGCCCGGATTAGTATAGAGAAGCGGCCGCCCCCAAGCTTCTCGCTAGACGCTCCAACACGCGTGATTGTTGAAAAACCGTGCTGTCCCTTCTGCGAGTGGCTAGAATTTGAACTTGTCCAGGAGGGCTCTTCTTGAAGCTTGAAGATGCTTCGCGAGAGGCTGCTTGGGTTGTTTCCAAGTTTGAACACTTATGCAAGAAAGTTATGATCGTTGGGTCAATCCGGCGCCAGAAGCTCGAAGTCAACGACATAGACATCGTGGTGATTCCGCGACCTCTAGGGGACGAGAATTGGAATAGAATTGCCTACGCGCTAGGGCATGCTCACAATATGGCTCAGCTGAAAAAGGGGCCTAAGCTCATGACATTCCAGCATTATGACAGAGACTTCGGCGGCACGCCTGGCTTTTTCAATCCCTCTTCCGCAGATTACAGCGTAGACATTTACCATGCGACGCCTGAAACTTGGGGAATCCTCGTTCTAGTCCGGACAGGCAGCAAAGAGCATAACGTGAAACTCTGTAGTCTTGCCCTGAGTAAAGGCATGAAGCTGAGTGCTGCAGAAGGCGTTCTCAAACCGCTTGAATCTTTTCCATCTATGATGAGAACCGTTGCCAGCAAGACTGAGGAAGACATCTTTTCGGCCTTGGGCCTCGCGTACATCGAGCCGAAGGACCGTGAGGTCCGAAGGGAGGCTTCAAAATGAGTGATTCAATGTATATTCACTTTGAACTTGAGGGCAAGAGTATATCCGGAAAGACAAGCATTTGGAAAGCTCTGACCAAATCTCATGATGTAATGCTTGGGCGTGTACGTTGGTATGCACCTTGGCGAGGCTACAACTTCTTTGTTTCATCGAAAGATGGCGAGTTTGAGTTAGTCTTTGGAAAAAGATGTCTACGTGACATAGCTAACTTCTGTGAGATTCAGACGTATAATCAGAGGAAGGCGCAAAAATGAAAGCTTTGTTAAATGATGAAGGAAAGAAGACTTGGGGTTACGTATTCCCGAATGGTGCAGTACCTGTCAAGGGGATTTCGTCTTTTAAGGCAAACGTTGAGGGAGAGGGAGAAATGGAATTTTACTTAGTTGATTGGGCTGCCTTGTCGGAAGATGAACGATACTTAATCTTGAGCTATCTAGCAGAAAAGAATCATCTAGCCAATTCTCGTCCTATTGAAGAACAGATATTGAAGTCAGGCTTACCTCTGAGAGCCTCTCTTGTTTCTTGCGTTCCAATTCCAAGGTACTACTTCTGAGGTTGAGATAGTGGTTAGCAGGGCATACAAGAAGTGCGAAGAAATCCTGAAGGCCCTAATCGAAGAATACGGTCCAACCGCTCAGATAGGCTACCCACTCATAACAAAAAGAATCAAAGAGATAGTGGGGCACGACCCGAGAACCATTAAAAACTACATGAAGAGCCTCATAGAATTCAACATGATACTTCTTCACAAACACGGGATGATTGCTGAAGAACTCTATCAGAACCACATTTACGGACTGAATTGGAGGAAGGTTGCTGACTACAGACAGTTGACGTTTAGTGAGGTGATTGATGAGAAATAGTTAGTGTGTGCGTGCAAGGCTTCAAGATTCGAACGAGAAGCTAGCAGAGAGGCTGAAGAAGAGAGTATAATGTAACTGAGAGTTAACTGAGAGGCTTCAGGAAGACAGCACACACACGCACACACACAGAGAATCACAGTAATGGAAAGGTGGAAAATGAATGTCTGGAAAAATGAGTGAAAGCGAATTCGGAAAACGAACGGTTTCTTTCAATGAGATAGTGCAGCAGGAATGTAAATACTCTTGTTGGTTAGGGCCCGCTAAGGAACGAGGGAAGAAACCTGATAGAACACAAGAATTCGTATCGATAGACGTTTTGGATGACGCTCGCAAAGAATTCCCTATCCCAGAATGGAAACAAGAAGTGATATTCAGCGTAACTACAAAATTTACTGAAGCGTTTACCACAGATGAATGTCAACGTTTGATTAAGTGGTTTTGGAACTACTTTGGGAGCGCGGGAAAGAAATGATGGGAAAAGTCCATGCTTCTCGCACGTCGAGCCTTCTAGACGAAATTAGCCTAGCTATCCGAGGTTCACGTTTGCTTCTCATCGTTTGCTTATGGTTATGGAGGTAACTGAGTATGAAGAAATCTGAGCGTGAAGACGTTGAGTTGGTGCATTCTGACCATGAACCCCAAAAACCAGAGAAATTAGGGTTAGTCGCGTATTTCACGGTGCGGCGCCATTCAAGAGTGCTCTATCTCCCGCTGGATCCCACGGCCGTAAGACTGCATAGCATAGAGAAGGGTGACATCGTAAAAGCGAAGATCCTCGAGCTCCGCAAGGCGCCGAGACCAGACGAGCCCATACGCGAGCCCCCAAATGAGTGGAAGGAAGAAGAATGACTTGCCTATCTTGTGAAAAGTGTCATTCTCACGATTTCGAGCAGCTTACGCCATTCTACGACAAGGATGGGCTTAAACAAGTGTTCAAATGCAAAAACTGCGGAGAGGAAATCCACTTAGCCCCTCGCTTTTCCGGCATAATGATCGAAGGCATGGAGAACTTGGCAGCAGACGTCTATGATAACATAGGATGTATGCCTGATCGCTGGCTCTCTGAAACAATTAGACGTCTTTGGCTGGAAATTGAGGATACCAAGAAAAAGCTGTCCGAGTTTCGCGCTATATTTGGAAGGTAAAAAATGATGGATTTGAAACCTATCGTATTGCTTCTAGATGGCGAACGCGGTTTGGTTAGAGCGTTCATAACAAAATGTGACACTTGCCGAAGAAGCCTCATCGACAAGAAGGGACGTTTCAAATGGAGCGAAGTTGAAATCTTGGACGATGCAGTCAGACCGCTATACTTCTGCTCTAGGCAATGCAAAAAGGGTATGGAAGCAAAAATCGCGAGCAATAATGGCTACTTCCCTAATGAGAAGCTAAGGATCGAAAGCGTAGAAACGTGAAATAGTGAAGAGGCGCGTTGAGTTTCGGTGCGAAGAGGATCTGCTTTACAGCGTTGACGAAGCAGCAACCTTTCTCAATATGAGCCGAACGGGCCTCGTGGAACTCGCCCTCAAAACCTACCTTTCCTCCTTGCGGCAAAACAGATTTATAGGCAAAAAGAGCAAATTCAGTGGAGATCTAAATGAAACTCGAAGATGAAGATCTTTAGAAAGCCGGAGAACGAGGAAGCATAATGTGGGTTTGTGATGATTGTCTAGAAAATACCGATATCAAAACGGCAGTTAAAAGTCGGGGGCAGTGTGAAGTATGCGGAAAAGCCGCGCTTTGTAATGATGTAATTACCCACTTGAATGATGGTGATGAGGCAGTAGAGGAACAATAACTGTACGGTAAAACCGTAAAAGTTTAAAAGCAGACGCTTAGCTCCGTTTTCATTGCACAGGGCCTACGGGCCCAAATTTTCACTTTCAGCCACTGCCTCTGAAGGGCAGAAGCGTTGAGCAACAGGATGTTTTCAAAAATGGTGCACAAACACAGTATTTTCGTGCAGCAACGACGCGCAGCGAAGCGCATCGCACTAACTAACGCTTTTGATGATGACATACTGTCCGAAATCGTGAATATCACGACAAGCGAACAGCTAAGCGTACTTCTGAAAGCAAGTTTTGAATACGTGTTACCAGGAGCAATCACAATTGAGAGGGGAGAAGTTCTGTTAGATTCTCGCGGCGAAGGAAGCTATCAGGAGAGGAGCCTACCTGTCTAGTGCTGATGATTTCTGCAGCTTCGCAAAGAAGAATCCCCGATGCCCCTATGTTACTCTCATCCAAGATTGTAAGGCGAAGATTGACAGGATTGAGACGGCTCTAATCGGTGAAGACATGAAAAGTGGCTTAGTTGCAGACGTCAACAGCATGAAGAGCACTTGGCGTGCCATTCAGCCATACGTGCTCGTTGCCGCAACAGCTTTCTTTACGTGGCTTGCATCTCATATTCACTGGTGAAGACTCGTTGACAGAAGATGAAGAGGATGAACAATTCAATCCTGAAGATTATCCGGATGAAGAACTTTGAGCGAAGCAATTCAGATCCCACCTGTAGAGCTTGTTGACATTGCAAGCCTCAAAACAGACGGGCAGAACCCGAACAAAATGAGCGAGAAGCAACATAAAGCACTCAGAGAGTCGATCCTGCGTTACGGGTTCATCGTGCCAATCATCACAAACAAGGACCTCTTAATCGCTGATGGAGAGCAACGTTGGCAAGAAGCTAAAGCGCTGGGCATGAAGCAGGTTCAAATTGTCAGGCTTCCCGTTGAAGACGTTGATAGGCGGCTGCTCCGGCAAGTTTTGAATAAGCTCAAGGGAGAACACGAGCCCAGGGCAGATGCTGAAGAATTCAAGCGAATCATCGATGCTGGACGCGAAGAGGACCTGAAGAGGCTACTGACGCTGTCAGACCAGAGCATTAACCGCTCGCTCAAACGCCTCCAGGATGAAGAAGGCAGTATGAGATTCAAAGAAACCTGGGAAGTCGTCATAGAATGCGAGACTGAGAAGCAGCAAGAAGAGACCTACAAGAAACTCGTTGAGCAGGGGTTTAAGTGCCGAGTTTTGACGTTGTAAGGACCTGGGAGAACCCCGAATCCTTCCGAGCTCAATCTATCGTAGGCTCATTCACGCTGTTAGACTGCAAGCTTGAGAAGCGTTTCAAAGGGTCCTTGCAGATAGAGGATGAGCCTTGGCAGATCGGCGTAATCGTGGGCCGCAGCGGCACTGGCAAGACAAGCATAGCCCAAGAGCTTTTCGCAGATGCTTACATCAGCCGGTTTGACTACACGCATAAGAGCATCCTGGACGATTTTCCCGAAAGCCTATCAGTTGGAGACATTACAAGGGCTCTCTGCAGCGTCGGCTTCGCAAGCCCTCCGGACTGGCTTAAAAGTTACGAGCAGCTGAGCCAAGGAGAGAAAATGCGTGTCGACATCGCACGGGCCCTAATGCTCGAGCAGCCTCTGATCGTGTTTGACGAGTTCACAAGCGTTGTGGACCGAGAAGTCGCGCAAGTTTCAGCATTTGCCATCTCCAAAGCTATAAGAAAATCACAGAAGAAATTCATTGCAGTAACGTGCCACTATGACGTTGTTGACTGGCTGGAGCCGGACTGGGTCTTCACTACAGACGCGATGGAATTCAGTAAAAAAAAAAGACAGAGACCAAAAATTGACCTCGACATTCATAGGTGCAGCGGAAGTCTCTGGCAACAGTTTAGGCAATATCATTATCTAAACAGTGACCTCAGCCCCTTCACCAAGAATTATATTGCACTCTACAAAGGCAAGCCCGTAGCATTCATAGCAATCATGAAAGTGAAGATGAGCGCGCTCTATTACCGCGTCAGCAGGCTTGTGGTCCTCCCGGATTATCAGGGCATAGGCGTCGGCAAGCGCCTCCTAAACTGGATGGCAGAATACTACACGTCAAGAACAGGGCTTCCCTTCACAATCATAACTAGCAACCCGCAACTAATCCGGGGCAATTTGGAAGGCTGGAAGATCATGCACGTAGGCCGAGGCCAAAGAATTGACTCTCGAAACCTGGCTCATCCGTACACTGCTTCAAGCGAGAAGCGAATAACAGTCTCGCTACGTTATTTGGGCCAAAATGTGCGACTGAAAAGTCGCATCTAGAGGGGGTTGAACAGTAATTTTAAGAGGAGAGCACTACCAACGCCGGTTTGCTTGCGACACAAAAACAGAGTTGATAGCGCCCTTCCTCAACTATACGGTTACGGGGTTGGCAAGATAAGGTTTATTCTGGAAAGGAGACCATGGATAACGTTCTGTTAAATCGCAGCGGGCGCGTTATTCGCCAGAAAAGGCGAATTTAGGGGGTAGGCACCTGGATAAGCAGCTGTTGGAAAGGCGGACGAAGATGCTGCAGCAGCACCTTATGGGCATACCCTTGAAGCTGATAATAGAGAATCTTGAGAAAGAATCTGACGTAACTGCTAAGCATCTTTATCATGATTGGGAGCGGCGGCGACAGTGGATTCCGCAGGTCGTGCGGCTTGACGATCCGACTCTGTTACATTGCTTTGTTGAGGGTGCCAGGTCTGTCTTGCCGAAAACTTGGCTTCTCCTACAGGACACTGATAATGACTTCGTGAAACTGGGAGCTTTGAAGCTGATCAAGGAGACTAACATTCAAGTGCTCGAGGTCCTGCAGAGTGTTGGCGCCGTAGAAAAGAAGCCTGAGCAACTGAATCTGTTAAGCTTAAACTTCGGGTTTGAAGCTGACCCTGACTTGAAGAAAGCACTTATGGAAGAGGCTGAGCGGCAGAGGAAAGAACGTGACCAGCAGCCCCCAGTCCAACCAGCTTAAGTTTATGCAGTATTGCCCGCACAAGGAACAGTTGAAGTTTCACGCGGGCATGGGCGTCTATAGTCAACGTGCACTTTCCTGCGGAACAGGCGCTGGGAAAACATTATCCGGCCTCTTTGAGGATATCCGCTGGGCTCGGGCTTATCCAGGTAGCGTCGGCTTCATCTTTTCACCGACTTATCCTATGATGCGCCGCACGATCTTCCAGACGCTTGAGTCGCCGCTTCTCCTCGGCTGCAGATACCCCTTCAGTGACAATCCACTCATTCGAGGGTTCAGCCGAAAAGATATGCGGCTTAACTGGAAAAATGATAGTGAATGGTGGTTCGTTAGTCTCACGGACCCCGAAAACGCTGAGGGTGCAAACATTGACTACGCTCACATTGACGAAGCAAGACTGATTCACCATTTCAACCTATCTTGGCTTACCGTCATCCGGAGACTCCGCGGAAGTGGTCGCTGCAAAGTCTCAGTAGACCCGGGAATATGGATAACGACAACGCCTGACACTCCAGGCAGCGAACTCTTCAATGCCGTCGAAAATCCCATCACGAAGAGTCCCAACTGCCGGCTATATCGCTGGAGCATATATGATAACCCCAAGCTGCCCAAAGATTTCATAACTGAAATTGTCCGTACGCATACAGGGGGCTTCGCGGACCGCTTTGTCTACGGCCGCTTTGCAGCAGTCGGCGCAGGCAGCTTCGGATTTGACGCAACAATACACCTACGCGAAATCGACCCTAGACTCTTGAAGGAGATCCGTTATGGCGTAGATTTTGGCTGGACCAACCCGACGGCCATAGTAGCCCTAGGCTATGACGGTGATGGCAGAGTCTGGGTCTTCGACGAAGTGTATCAACGCCAGATGAGGCAAGAAGACATTGTCCAAGCACTAATAGAATTGCGGCAGAAGTATGGTGAAGGCGAAGTCCTCTGCGACCCGAGCAATCCCGAGACGATTGATGCGCTACGCCGAGCAGAATTGAACGCAAGCGGCTACCATGCGAAACGCGAAGACGGCCTCCGCGAGTTTGGCGGCAGATTCGCCAAAGCAGGAGATGAACAACCCCGAATCTTCGTCAGCAAACTATGTGTGAACCTCACGAGCGAGCTGTTAGAGTATCGAGAGGACGTGAAAGAGAACGATCACGCAGTCGACGCAACTCGCTACGCCCTGAAACTAGGCCCCTCAGACGAAGTTACTAGGGCCCGTTTTCTTCCCTTCAGACGCTAATCAAGGTGAACAGATGAACAGAGGTGAGCAGGATGGTAGATGAGTATCAGTCCCCCGTGTTCTACATGAGCGATAAAGAGAAGCTTGTGAAGACGCTTGGGATTCAATTGAACTGTGAACCGAAGGACATTAAAATTCTCGTCAACGGGGTCGACATCAGCAAGACCCTCATAATCGACAGCGTCGTCATCACGATCGAGAAGAAAAGTGCGTAACTATGCCCCTGAGAAGTCAAGTTGAAGCTTCAAACCTTCAGGCAATGCGTGCGTATCCGCCTGACGTTAGCCGACGCCAGATTCAAGAGGAAATCCCTGTTGGATGGCGCCAGGACGCGGGCCTCTGGGGATACGTTACCAAGTACATGATTCGGGGCAGCGGCGCCGGCTTCGTAACTCCCCCGTACACGGCTTATTGGGATAGGCTTTGGGGCGCAATGCCCATTGAGGACCTGCCCAAGTACAAGGACCTCTACACCTTCACGCCCTACATCAAGGCTGCTATTGACGTTACGGTGAATTTGGCAGTCAGCGGCGGCTTCGAACTTGAAGGCTCAACGCCGCAAGTGCGTGAGTGGCTCACTGATTGGCTTGATGAGCACAACTATCTTGAACAGCTTCGCATCACAACAGCCGATCAGCTAATCTTTGGAAACGCGTACGCTGAACTCTGCAAGGACGGGGATCAAGGCCCGATCATGTGGATTAAGCCGTTGGACCCTGTTCACATGCGAGTAAGGCGAGATCCTTACGGGCAAGTGCTAGGATACATACAGCTTTTGACGATGCCGCCAGTCGTGTTCCCGGTTGATGATATGATTCATTTCCGCTGGTGCCCTAAGAGCTGGTGGTACGAATTTAGCTATGGCACCTCGCTCCTCAGACCGTTGCTGAAGATCCAGGCTTTGATAGACCAGTTTGAAGACGATATGGCAGTAATCAGCCACCTCTACACGAAGCCCATGCTCGTCGTCAAAGGCGGCAGTCCTGAAAAACCCTTCACGGCTCATCAACTGAACGAGCTTATCGACAGCTTCTCATCAAGAACCGTGGCCAGCGACGTGTTTGTAAGGGGAGACTGCGCCGTCGAAGCAATACCCAGCATGACCGGGCAGATCAACATCAAATGGTGGCTTGACTACATGCATGAGATGCGCGAAGCCGTCCTCGGCGTGCCGAAGATTTTCATGGGCCACAGTGAAGGCACGAACCGGGCAACCGCTGATACTGTCATGCAAGAATATGTGACGAGGCTACGCATGATCCAGGAGAACAATTCTGATCAGCTGGAAACATGCCTCTTCAAACAGCTTGTCAAACTGGAATTCGGCAAAGATGTTGAAGTACCGCATTGTAAGTGGCGGCCTGTTTGGGAGCCGACAATACAGGAAATCGGACCTCTCATCGATACTCTTGAAAAGGATGAGATTATCGAGCGGAGTGAAGCAAGGCTGCGGCTAGGCTTCCCTGAGGAAAGTCCAAGCACAAATGGTAACGGAGAAAAAGCTACGCCAGTCATGCAGAAAGCTAGCGTTCAGTTAGCAGTATATAATGCGGCTGCTGCTGTAAGAGAAGAAACCCTTAGAAAAGCAGAGATTCAGGAAGCGCGCCGGCGTGTTCTCATAGCAATGGAAGATAAACTGCGGGGAGGCTAAGGATGCGGCTGTTTTATGATGAAGCCCTAACTAAGCCGTTAGATAAGAAGGGCGTGGATCTCGGCGAAGTCTGGTTCATGGAGCCTAAGACACAGACAATTTGGCTTTTCAACGAGACTCCAGGGGTTCTCCGTGATATCAAGGTTTCGGGGCTGGATGGCTGCGTCAGTGTTGAGTGTCCTGAAGGCTTAACAAGTAGAGAGAAGGCTCCGATTCGGTTCACATGGAAGCCTCAAACGTTAGCGGGCCTACGTGCAACAGTTGAAGTAGTCGCTACTGAGGTTTACACGGGTTAAGCGCTCTTTCGACACAGTTTGAACTGTCGATATTCTCGTTAGTATGACGGTAGAACTCGAGTTAATCGGCTACAAACGTCAAAAAAACGAGTTGAAAAAAGAAATGAGTATAAGAGAAAAAGTGAAACATGAAATCCAGTGGACAGTCGAAAAATTCGAAGCGAAAGACGCAAAGGAAATCGAAGAAAAAGGCATAAAGCCCTATGAAGTCGTTAAAGGCAAACCACATAACTGCATTCTGCATGAAGCATGGATTGCCGTGTTCTACATGATAGCAGGAGTTGGTTCAGCCAAAAACGCATGGAACAATGCCAACGCCTGTATTGGAATTGGAGATTCAGCTACCGCGCCAGTCGATACACAAACTGGACTTCAAGCAGCCACAAACAAACTGTGGAAAGCAATGAATGCTACTTATCCAAGTCAAAGCGGCGACCACGACCTCGTGTTCCAATCGGACTTCGTTTCTGGAGAAGCTGAATACGGATGGAACGAAGAAACCATAGTTAACGCATCCTCAGACACGGGAGACAACCTTTGCAGACAAAACACCGCGTTAGGCACGAAACCAGCAGGGCAAACTTGGAGAGTAACGGGCACTATCACTTGGACATAGAAGCGTGAAGCGGATACAGAAAAATTCCCTTTTTTGGAAGATTTACGATAACAACAGAGTAATGTGTTAATGGCAATCGACTTTGACAACGTAGCACATACCAAGTACGATGGCTCAGTATCAAGCATAAACTGGCCGCATACGGTTGGTTCAGGCACTAACCGCCTGCTCCTGATAGCTATCGCGTTTGCCCCGACTACTGTTTCTGTTTCAAGCGTTACTGTCGGAAGCCAGAGTGCCACGTTTTTAAGGGCAGACTCAAACAGCACTTGGGCGCGTGGAGAAATATGGTACTTGCTCAATCCGACTTCTGGGAGCCAAACGATAACCGTCAATTTCAGCAATAACGTCAGTGGTTGCGCGTGTGGAAGTTGCAGTTATAGTGGGGTAGCTCAGACAGGAACCTTTGATACAAGCGCGGCGAAAACTGCATTTAGCGCGACACCGAATGTGGACATAACGTTGGCGGGAAGCAGCGAGTGCGTTTTCATTCATAGCTGCTGGATTGCAAATCGTACAGTATCGAGTCACGATAGTGGACAAACACATAGATACTACGAGTGGTCAGGGAACACGTACAACGTTTCGTGTGATGGAGATGACAAATCAGAATCTTCGTCAGGCGCAAAAAATTATCAGATAACAATATCCTCTACTTGGTTCTGGGTTTGTCAAGCCGTCGCGTTCAACCCTTCTCCAGCCCACTTATTAACAGTCAACTCCACACCAGTTCAAGGAATCCCGTTTCTAATAGAAAACCTGAGTTAAACAAATGGCGCATACATTCGACACGAAATTGCGGTTTACTGGCGCAACCAACCCGCTCACAAGCAATTACACCTGTGGCGCGGGCGCAACCGTTCTAGTAGTGTCGATTGTCACTGCTGGCTCAACGAACCGCGCTGGCGGCAATCCAACATTCAACGGCGTGGCAATGTCGCAAGCCGACAAACTCAGGAAATATTCAAGCTCGCCAGAAACAAGTTGCGAACTGTTCTACCTCTTAAACCCGCCCACAGGATCGGCTTACCAAATAAGCATTCCGAACACTGGCACAGCAACATTATATGCCGTTGCTTCAACCTACAAGGCTCAAAGCGGTTACACAAGTGCTCTCGACCAGCAAAACGGTGCCACAGGACTAAGTGCAAACCCATCCGTCAGCGTGACCACCACAGTAAACGGCGATGTCATAGTTGGAGTGTTAGGAGACGGATATACTTCAGTTCCCACAGCCAGAAGCGGAACGATTCTGTATGAAATAGACGATGGACAATATACGGATAATGCTCAATACTATTTGCAAGCTAGTTTAGGCACATGGGCGACAAGTTGGACGGTCACATCAGACGACTGGTGCGTTTGCATTGCAGCGTTCAAAGAAGTATTACTAATAACTCCAAAAAGTTTCAGCGATTCAGGTGGAGGTTCAGATGCTTTCATTAATCCTTATCGTGCTATGCCCTTCGCCGATGTTGGACACGGCTCTGAACTTTTCCAAATTGTCTTTAAGGCTTTAGGATTCTCAGATGTCGGGCATGGAGCAGACAAATTCACAGTTGCCCATCAACACACAACAAATTGGAGCGACACACTCGACGACGGCACTTATCGCGTCACTATGCCTACATCTGTCACTATAAATGACATACCTTATACTTTTGGAAAATGGGAAAACGAATCAACCAACCCAATCAGAGACGTGGCATTAACCGCGGATACCACAATAACTGCTACTTATGAACAAGCAGTAACTCCAAAAAGTTTCAGCGATTCAGGTGGAGGTTCAGATGCTTTCATTAATCCTTATCGTGCTATGCCCTTCGGCGATGTTGGACACGGTACAGAAGCATTTAACACGCCTTTCAGAAGTATGGGTTTCGCCGATGTTGGACACGGCTCTGAACTTTTCCAAATTGTCTTTAAGGCTTTAGGGTTCGCGGATATTGGACACGGAAGCGACGCATTCTCGCTTTTCCTTCAAAAAGCCTTTGCTGACGCTGGATATGGAACAGACGCCTTCACTAAAATCGTCACTTTTTTGAACAAAACCTTCGGGGACTCGGGAAATGGCGCTGACGGTTTTATTAATCCGTTTAGAGCGATGGGTTTTTCAGATGTTGGACACGGAAATGACATTTTTAACTTATTGCGATTCTTAGTTTTCTCTGATGTCGCACACGGAACCGACAACTTCGCAATGCTTTGGCGAGCTTTAGGGTTCTCGGATGTCGGACATGGAACGGACATATTCACGCTTTTGCGTGCGTTAGCGTTTGTTGATATGGGACATGGCACAGATGCATTTTCGATTCCACTTAAAGGTATGGCGTTCTCGGACGTTGGGCACGGCTCTGACGCTTTTGCAACTCCCTTCAGAGCTATGTTGTTTACAGAATCGGGACATGGCGTTGACGCCTTTGTAATACCGTTCAAAGCGTTAGGCTTCACGGATGTCGCTGGCGGAACAGACGCTTTCATAAAGGAAATCTTAGGAGCGATTTCAAAAGCCTTTGCGGAAACGGCAGCAGGCTCAGACTCCTATGCTATTCCCTTTAAAGCAATGCGGTTCGCTGATGTTGGAACGGGAACCGACGCATTTGCCACGCCATTCAGAGCCATGATATTTACGGATACAGGTCACGGCGTCGATGTTTTCATTATTCCCTTTAAGGCTTTAGGATTCGCCGACGTCGGAGCAGGATTAGATTCCTACACGAAAGAAATTCTTGGAGCAATCCTGAAAGTGTTTTCTGATGCGGGATTAGGAACAGACGGTTTCATAAAAGAGATTTTGGGAGCAATCCTGAAGGCTGAAGGTGCAGATGAGGGCTTGCCCGTCCTTCGTGTTCAAAAGGCCTTCTGGTCCGGCCTTAAAGTGACTGGCGCAGTCAAGCAGAAGACAAGTTCCAGCGTGAGTTTGAAGGGACAGCTGCTTCACAGAGAAAGCTTGTCTGCTAGGCTTCAGGGAACGGTTCTGCAAAAGAGCATGCTGAAGGCTGAGATACACGCAGCATGCTTGAGAGCTGCAGGAAATAAGCTAGGTTTGAGTGGATGCTCTTTACGCAATGTCCGTGAGTCGACAGTCCTGTCAGGCGCAGTATTGAATCATGTTGCTTTTAAGGGAAGGCTGCGCGGCCGTAACTCAGCATTGATCGCACTGAGCCTCTGGACTTTACTTGATGATGACGTTGATTAAATCTTTCAAGCTAACTACCGCTGTAAGATAGTTCTGCTTGAAACGTATTGGGAGCCAGAAAGTAGCGCCCTATAAACGTGAATATTTTCTTGATTGAAGGGCGCCAAAAGTTTTCCTCGTTTTCGAAGTGATGAAATGACAACAACATTAGAAAAAATCTTAGCTGCCGCTCTGGTAGCCGTCGTTATCCTTGCAGTCGTAGCTTTGGCAATGAACGTGCACGTGACAAGTCATGGCAGCATAACAGCAATCGGCTTAGACATTTGGAAGGACGCGAAGCTCACGCAGCCGCTTACAGACATTGACTGGGGCACTCTTGATCCTGGAGAAATGGCCGGAGTAGTCTTCTATGCGCGCAACTATGGCAACGTGAACGTTAGCCTCTCGATGCAAGCTGGAAACTGGACCTTCAACGGAGTACCTGAACAGAATTTCACTGCAGTAACGAATGCAAGTCAATACTTTGCGCTCGCCTGGAATTGCACTGGATACGTCTTGCAGTCAACGCAAGTAGTGACAGCGAACATGACGCTTGCAGTTTCGCCCTCTATCAGCAAAATAACGAGCTTCACGAACGACATCATAATCAAAGGCACAGAACAGTAGCTCGCCAGATTAAGGATACTTCTAGATGAGCGAAGAGCTAGCAAATACTCTGAAAGACATCAGCGTCCAACTTGCCAAGCTGATAAAAATCATAGAATCTCAAACGAAGAGCCCTGTTGGTTATGAATGGCAGGACCTGTTGAAACTGCCGAAGCATCTGCAAAGGACTGCTGTCGTCTTGGGCAAGATTGGTCGCGTCTGCGCTACTGATGTTGCTAAAACTACGGGAAGAGCACGAGCGATTGAGAGCAGCTACCTGAATGGTCTTGTGCTGTTGGGCTTGGCGAAGAAGGAGAAGCGTTCGAGCAGAATTGTTTACTTTTTACCGGTGACTGAATGATGCCAAACGCAAGCGAAGTTGTCCATCACTGCGAATGCGGGTACATATTCTCAGCGTTCAATGCGCGCAGGGGCAGCCGAGAGCTCTGGAAGCTTGTTCCAAAGAAATGCTACAAGTGCCCGAAACGTTGGCCGCTTGGCACGCCGGAAGAGTTCAGACGGAAGTATTTCTTAGATGAAGCGTAAGCCGTCAAAATTCTGGCCCAGGATGGCTTACAGAAGCCTGAAACGTAGGCTATCTAAGTACACGCGTGCTGTCACTAACTGGGATGGGTGGCCGAAATGCATGGGCTGCACTCATCTCTGCGGGTATGCGAATGAGATACATAGACTACATACTAGTGGTATCTGGTGCCGACTTAGACGCTTGCACTATGGAAAACTGGACCCAAAAAAATACCATAAAAACAGGTACATGAACGGCCTCATATTCCCACCGAGCTATTTCACTTACGCGATCATTATCGACACGAGCCCAGGCCGCAGGTTCAAGAAAGTGAAAGATATCTTGTTGAAACGTTTATTGACGATTTGTGAAGGGTTGGCAAATTGACATGAGCGACTTTGACAAGGAACGGAAAGAGCATCCAACATTCACTGATGTTCAGATTCGGCAGATCGTTCAAGATCATAGGAAGCTTAAGGCTATGGGGCTAGATGAGAAAGAGAACACTTGGCGGTACCGGGTTCAGGACCCGGGCAAATACGAGAAATTCAGGGTCAAGCAGATCACTGTTGGCATACAGATTACCTACGCGAAGGTAAAGGGCTCTGACCGCTGGGAGATCCAAAGCTACATCTTCGACAAGAAAGCATTCAAGACGCCAGAGGCAGTTAAGCAGTGGCTAGACAAGCACCTGAAAAGCCAGATCAGCCTCCTAACAAACTTCGCAGCGTGGAACGAGTACCGGCGCCGCTGCGTTAACGCTTACGTTGAAATCAGCACGGTCAGATAGAAGTTTCTTCTAGAACAAAGTTCTAGCCGAAAGAATTTCAACATTATTTAGCGCTAAATAATGGCGCGTTTTTCCTTTCGATGTAGATTATGCTCAGCATACTTGTGCACGTCGTTGTGCACGTCTATGTTCAACATACTTCACATGAGTCATAGTTATGGAGTTGAAAGATTGAGTTTCAAAGCGGCAGAATGGACAACTAAGTACCAAAACGACCTTCCAGATAGTTCCTTTGCCTACATCGAGCCTGGAGGCAAGAAAGACAGCGAAGGCAAGACAACACCAAGAGGTCTGAGGCATTTTCCATACAAAGACGAAAACGGAAACGTCCACATGCCTCATCTGAACAACGGAATGGCTCAGATCACAAAATCAACATTAAGCAAAGACGTTCAGCAACGGATACACTCGCACCTTCTTTCTGTCTATAAAAAACTGGGTAAAGAGCACACTCCCTGCAGCGTGCCCGGATGCAAAGGGTACAGTCCAAGCGAGAAAAGCATGCTCAGCGACTCTGAGGCGTTCTATTCGTATCTAAAACGAGCCCAGCGCGCCCAGCGCGTGATATGGGGTATAATATGCAGTTGAAATACTACGTTCCCTTCAAGGCGCAGGTTGGCCAACAAGCAGACTTGGCTCTCAAAGAGAAGCTGCTCAACATTGAGGGCGTAGCCATCGATACAAGCGTCAACTCGAACAAGTGGCAAGTGCCCGAAGAGGACTTGGACTTCTTTGTCTCGAGCCTTCAAGGCGCACAGCTCCGAATCGATCATGCTGAAAGCGCCATGGCAGTAATAGGTAAGGTTCCTGAGGCAAAAAGAGCAGGCCAGACAGCACTTTTCAGGGCTGAGATCGGTGATCAAGCAATCATCGAGAAAGTCCTCAGGGGCTACTTGACACATGTTAGCGTCCAAGTTGACAGTGACGAAGTTGAATGCAGCAAGTGCCGCAAGCCCAGCAGAAAGGAAGGTATGCTTATTCACTTGTGCCCCGGTGCCTGGGAGATCGTGCACAAACCGAAAGTCAGGGAGCTCAGTATTGTTGCGAGCCCAGCCTATAAGAACACGGAGTTTAAGCCTTTAGGCTTTGCTTCAGCGATGAATGAGAACCAACAAAACGTGCTTGCCGAGTTTCAGCGGAAGAGCCTATGTAGGCGGCTTCTTGCTGTTCGAGTTAGCCTAATGGAGAGTAGTTTACGGTCATCTGAAAATGACGAAGATGTGGGTTCTAGACGAAAGTCGCAAGGACCTGAAAACAAACCTGAATTTCAACAAGGTACAAAGGAGGTGAAGCCATTGTCTGCACAAAAGGATGGGCAGCAAGCGGCTTCTCCGCATCAAGCACAAGGCGTAGTTAACGTGGCTCCTGGAGAGGGGCCAGCAAAGCAGGTAACATACGACGAGTTAACAAACCAGGTTGTCAAGCTTATGGACCAGATTAAGAGTGCAGGGACAGACGCGGAAATCGAAGCCTTGAACAAGAAAGTCGCTGAGATCGAAGCTGAAGTGGCAAAGCGAGCAACAAAGACAGGACTCACCAGGAAACTTACTGAACTATCCAAGAAACTAAGTGAAAGCGCAGCTGACGCGGCAGATGCAAAGTCAGCTAAGAAGAAAGGCGAAGGCGGCGATGCTGAAGACTTGCCTGGGGCTCCAAAGGGGCCGAAGGCGCCGGACCAGGCTGACACTGCAGAATCAGCAGCGCATAAGCCAACTGGCAAGGGCTTAATCAGCACTGAAGAGATGGACCAAGAAGCGAGTGGTCCGTCTGCACCGTGGTTCAAAGACTTACTGAAGGCTAACGTTAAACTCGGCGCTCAAGGACACGCGACATTCTCTGGCTAAGGTGAACAAGTATGAGTCTTCCAACATTTGAAGGAACAAGCCCGCACATTTCAGATCGTTACATTACTAATGAGATCGCAGGCGTAGCCATTACGATGGGCCAACTTGTTTACATCAGCGCAGATGGGACAGTCCTACCAACACCGAACGCTCCTGCTGTTTATTGTGGTCGCTACGGAATTGCTATGACAACAGCGGCAATCAACAAACAAGTTTCAGTGCTCTGGCGAGGCCGAGCGCGAGCAACAGCGTATGGTACCATAACTGCAGGCGACATGGTTGGACCCGCAAGCGCCGGCACAGGAGTCGGCTTAATACAAACAATTGTCAAACCAGGCTTAACAGTCAGCGCAGGCACAGCATTAGTCACCTATCTCGCCCAAATGCTCAGCGTGATCGGCAGTTGCGAAATCGGCGCCGCAAGCGGCGGCTCAGCGATAATCTTCATGGAGTAAGTGAATTGACATGAGCATGCAAAGAGACGCTTTCACATGGGTAGATACCGGAGCAGTAGCGTATCCAGCACTGCACAAGAAGATCATCGAATTAACGATGCCATCGCTTCTCATCAAGCAGCTGTTCCCAGAGTTTCCGCTCGTAGCAGGCAAGACAGCAACCTTCGTCAAGGAAGCAGGTAGCCGCTCAGCGGCAATTTCTGAAATTTCAGAGGGCGTAGAAATCCCCATGGACTTCACGCCGCTAAGCTACGTCGCCGTCACGCCCTACAAGAAGGGCATGCGCGAAAGAGTAACCCGCGAAAACATCGAAGACCTCTATATCCCAGTGATCGAGCAGCAGCTCCGACGTCTAGCGAGACGTATGGCATACACGATCGACCTTGACTGCCTCACAGTCATCGGCAACGGCTCAGGAATCAGCAGCGCAGGAACAGGCTGGAGCATGGGCGCCACGGGCACACGCTTCCAAGTCAGCGCAGGCACAGCATACGGGCTAGGCCAAGAAGACATTCTCTGGGCGAAAAGCTACATTGAAGCCAAAAGCTTCAAGCCCACGCACATCATCTGCAACCCCATTAACGCGCGGGACCTCTACGAACTGCCAATGTTCAGCTTGTGGGCGCATTACGGCGAAACAATCACGAAGGGCGGCGTCATCGGAACAGTCTACGACATGCAGGTCCTAGTAACAGCAGCGCAGAGCGCAGGAACAGCATACATAGTCAGCACGGGAGAGAACCCAAGCGGCGCTTACGCTCCTATGGGCTTCTTCGTCATCAAACGGCCGTTGATGAGCGATTTGGAGCTTAGAAAAGAGTTTGACGCCATAGACATCATGCTGACGACAAGGTACGCGCCAGTCGTGCTATGCGGAGATGCTATCGTCCAGATCACGGGACTCAAGACAAGCTAGGCTTTCTGAAAAATCAGCAGTTTTCAATCCCCCTTTTTTAGTTTTCAGATGAAACACTCCGGCAGCTGGATCCAGCTGACATGGAATCCAGATATATTTTCAGTTGAAACTCATTTTGCCTCTTCTTCCAGCCCTCGTCAACAATGCTTGGCGAGGGGAAACGTAAGAGGTGAAGAAAGAAAAAATGAGCCTTAAACTACAGGCTTGGCAGGGACTCTTAGTAGTAATTGTGATCCTCGGCATCACAGGCGGCGCACTGCAGCTAGCAGCAAGTGAGTTACAGCAGAATCCTGACTTGACAACGTGGATGGGAGCTTATCAAGTGCCCTTCATCGCGTTCCTCCAGAACTCATGGCTAATCATCATTGTCACGTTCATCTACAACATTTTCATGTACTTCCGGCAGAACCAGCTTGCAGCACTGAAGCAAACGACAGAACTGTTCCAACTTCAAAAGTTCACGGCAACACTCGCCTGGTTCATAGGAATATTAGGTCCTATGGCAGCCCTCATCTCAGACAAGGAACTTCAGGGTATCATCGCATTCAGCGTAGTCATGCTAACAGCTTTTCTTAAAGAACTTCAAAACATGTACAGTAACCAGACAATACTGCCGCCAGTAACTCCAGGATCTCCTAGCTCGTCACCGCAGACGCCAGCACAGTCAAGCACGTCAACACCAGGAATACCACAACCATCAACACCGTCAGATATCCCGTCAATTCCATCTGTACCCGCAACCGTGTTCATAAACGGAATAGTGGCGATCAAAGCTGTGATTGTAGATGGACAAGCATACCCACTTTCAAATGTATCGGGCACGGTGAAGGCTAGTCAATGGACAAGTGTAAAAGTGAACAACCAGACAATCCTTTCAATAGCGTTCTCTGACTACGTGATACATGATGTCGAAATCGACTATGATACGACTGGTCTGAAGCTGAAGCTCGCAAGCGGCTCAATCTGGCCACCTGCCTAAACGCAACCTAGAAACTAGACCCTGCAAAAACCTTCAGACATCCCCTTTTTTAGTAATTCATCGAGCATAAACGTCAGCCCCGCAGTCCAGGGAATTGCCTTCGAAGATTTTTTCCTTTCTCGTGCTTGCATCTTCCGTTTCCTTTTCGGCGCGGATAGTTGACGCTTATGTATAAAGACCTTACGGAGCTCAGCAAGATCGTCTGCAGCTCCTGCACATCAGATTCTTACGAGCGCTGCGTGAAATGCAGGGTTCACATCCTAATCAACAGTTTGTTGAATAAATAAGGTGAAAATGTGACAGTAACGTACATTCAAGTGAGTGATGTTCAGGCTCAGCTTAACGCTACCTCTGCTGGTACTGCCTACACAGTGTACGGTCTCTCGATTTTGGTTTCAGCAATACAAGCTCACGTGGACTATGCGAACAGCTACATAAACAGCATCTTAGGCCGCGACTTGGCAACTTCCGACCCTTCATATCCAATAGCGAAGCTCGCTGCACTTGACCTTGCCTGCATCAGAGTTCTCGTCGTCAGCATGGGCGGGTCTCTTGTTGGCGCCTTCGACTACTTCCTCGGTGATTTGAGAGTCGCAAGAGCCGGACCCTACAAAGAAGCAATTGCTGCGACCTTGCAGGGCTTCAAAGACGATCTGAGCAGGCAACTTGTGAACCTCACGCCAGTAGCAGTCACATTTGACGTTCGTTCCAAGGGCGAGGTTCCGACGTACAGAGGCGGGCTGGCGAGTCCATGACTAACACTCCTGGAGACCCGCAGGTTTACGGACCCTATGATTTCAGCGTGCCCGTATCGTCAGCTGGCACTGCTAGGACAACGAGGACTGTTTGGAGCGGAAACTACATTTTCGCGCGAGTAGGCGGCCAGAAACTAATGCTTACCCCTCAGGAATATGACAATCTCATTGCAGCTGGTCAAGATGTTGAAGTGAGGACTCCTGGAACATGACAGCGCAGACTCTTGCAGCAGCACTCAGCCAGCTCTTTCAGAATAATTGGAGCCTTAGCTCTCCTGCAGTAGGCGATATCCTCTGGACTGACACGAAGCCTGACCTTATGCAGCTGCTCCAATGGACCAAAAACTACGTTGTTGGACTGTATAACCCGCCGAACCCCGTGGTCACTAAGGCACTGTGCAGGGAGCTCTGGCAAATCTTTGAGCACGTGTACGCTGACGTCTACGTCAAAGTGACCAGCACGGTTGACGCGGCAGCGGTGATTCGAGAGACCATAAGAGGAGAGATCTATCGGATCGCGCATACTCAAGAGTTCCAGGTCGCTGGCCAGAAGAACGTTGACATCGTACGCGAGCCCCACAAGATTGAAAGCCCCGAAATGGTCCGGCTTGCAATCGAGTTAGCCGGGGAAAGCTGGGACATCCGAACATGAGCCTTCAGCTGCGCATCACTGTTGAGCATGCTGCAGACGTCGCCAGAGAATTGAGAGAGCTATTCCCTGAAGCATTAGACCAACATATCAAAGATAGCGTTTACGGCGTGGGGCAGCGCATGGCTGAAGATGCTGTCCGGTTTGCGCCCATAAGAACAGGCTACCTTCGGAGCACGATAAGCCTTCAGCAGCTTTCCTATGCGAAGTGGACGTTCAAACTCATCGCGTCAGCCTCTTACGCGTCGTACGTGAATTACGGCACAAGCAGGATGGCTCCGCGGTATTTCATGGAGCAAGCAGTGAACGCGCACACTGTTGAAATGAGTCAAGCAGTAGAACAGGCAGCTTCACTCGCAATCGCAGAAACATTCCATTAGCTTTTGAAGGTAAACAGCATGGATCGCTGGCTGAAGCTGCACCTCACAAAGAGATTCGTAAACCTGGCGGTCCGCGTATTGAATACGCTAATTCCAGCTGCTGAGCCAACGTACCCCCAGACAAAGATCCTTGACAACGTTTTCCGGAAGCTGTTCAAGGCTTACAAGACTGAAGTTTACGCTGGCCGCTTCGACGACGTGCCCTATCAATCAATGCTGAAGCTTCATGACAGAAACTTTCAAAGGTTCCTGGAGCTATCCGAGAAGCTTCTTGTCTACATGAGCGAGACGGATCGCTACTACCGCCAGTGGCTTGGCCTTGCAATGCTTCTAACGCAGGCTGAAGTTGAAAAGCAGCTTCAAAACCTCAGTTTCCCAGATTTCTTAGCTCTTGCAGAGTCTCAATGGGACATGAGTTTCAAGGGAGCTGTGCCCCGCGAGCATTTTGAGGCTCACAAGAAAGAGTTTCAGTATATTGTTCTCGCGAATTTCCTTATGAACCTCGTCTAGCGCGATAGAGCACCAGGCATGCCCGGGCTCCGCGATGCAAAGAGGTGAAAAAGAAGAAATGAGCACTCCAGTAATAGGCCGCAACGCAGTCATCCAGATGGGCGTCACAACAATAGGGTACGCGACGGGCATCACATCTGACGTAACTGTCGACAAGATCGAGGACTTTGCGCTCCAAAGTGACAAGGCAGCAATCTTGGCAGCTGGCAACAAGCACTTTAAAATATCGTGGGACAAGCTGTGGATAGACTCCACCTACCTGAACGCGGTTTTGGCAGGCACACCAGTCGACTTCATAATAGGCCCTGCAGGTACGTCAACAGGCAAGGTGAAATGGACAGTCAAGAACGTTATCTTGCTAGGGTGGAGCTTCAAGGCAGACCAGAAAGGCGTAGTTAGCGAGAAATCCAGCGGCGAAGGCAACGACTTCACAGTCGGCACATTCTAAACGTGCCTTCTATTTGTTTTGACTAGGTGAAACTATGAGCGAGCAGATAGATTGGGGAAAAGCAACTGAAGGCGCTAATGCCCTCGAAGAATACGAGAAAGCCAAGACTCAAAACAAGAAGCTCTTTGACCCGAAAGAACTTGTGAAGGACAGCAGGAAAGTCCGGACAACCACTGACGATGAGCTAGGCATAATCAGCTACAAACCATTAACGTTCGGGGATCTTGAAGAAATCAATAAGGCAGGCTCAAACGAAGAGAAAAGCATACTTGCCCTCTACAAGATGCTGAAGAAAACGTACCCTGACCTCACGATGGATGATGTCCGCGAATTCGGGCTTGACACTGTTCAAAGACTCTTGAAGCTGATTGTTGGTCCTAACGGTTTTTTGCAAGTGCCGAAGACATCACAGCCTGGATTGAGTCAACCGTCGACGTTCAAAGGATAGGCTTCATCGCTTACGAGTACAAACTAGGCCTTGAAAAAATCGGCAGATTATCCCCTTTTCAGTTTGAGTTCCTAGTTCAGTGGCGAATATGGTGGGCTAGACAGCAGAAATGAGCAGCGAAGTCCAAATCACCCTTACTGCAGTTGATGAAGCAAGCGCGGTCATCAACCAAGTAGCGGGCAGCCTTGACTCGGCGAACAGCCAGATTGCAGGGTCCTCGAGCAGCATGGCAGCGGCCGTTGAAAAGAGTAACACAAGCGTCAAGGACACGGCGCTGGCCTTTAATAATCTCGCAACTGCAGGTGCAGGCCTCTACATGAGCTTTGAACGTGTGGAAAAAGCTCAAGTCATGGTTGACAGGGCAAACCTGATGGTTCACCGGAGCACCGAAGCACTCGAGAAGGCTGAGACAGCCTGCAATGACGCAGTTGCAAAGTACGGGCCGAACAGTACGCAAGCGAAAGAGGCCCTTGATAAACTTAACATCGCGCAGGAAGCACATCAGGTTTCTCTTGAAAAGCAGAAGCTTGCACAGGACAACGTCAACAACTCGATAGCCTTCAGCGTGATGACTGTTATCCCAAGCTTAATCACTGCTTTTGCAAGTATAACGACAATCGGGCCAGGAGTAACCGGAGCCATTGGCGCAATCAGCGGAGCTATGGACTTTCTCGCGGCCAACCCGATCGTCCTCGTTATCGCCGGGATCGCTGCTCTTGTCGTAGGCCTCATCTGGGCTTACAACAACTGCGCACCCTTCCGAGATGCCATAAACGAGATTGGCTCAGTCCTCAGCGGCGCGTTCTCAGCGGCAGTGAAAGCAGTAGGCATCGTCGTCACTTGGCTCTGGAATGACTGTTTCAAGCCTCTTGCAGATGGCTTAACCTGGCTCTGGGACAACATTCTCAAACCGCTTGCGGACTTCATCCAAAACACCTTCATGGGAGTCTTTAATGCTGTTGGCACCGTTGTGAAGGATATTTCAGGGTTTTTCGGTGGATTAAGCAGCGCGCTCGGTAGCCTGTGTTTTGTTCATGCGACGCCCGCAGCGCAGGAATTCAACAAGACACTGACGGACTCAATCGCTTTGACACATACGCTAGGCGGAAAACTCGGCGACTTGCGTGGCGGCCTTGTAGGTGTCGTTGGCGTAGGAGGGCCTTCTCCTGTGGGCGGAATCGCCGCTGCTGCTGCAGCTGGAGCGAAGCCTTCGGTCACGATTCACGTGATGGCGCCCCTCGTAAACATTGAGGGATCCGCGGATAAGGCGACAGCTGACCTTGCAGCTCAGCAGGTCATGAAGGTCCTGCAAAGCATCATCGTTGAGCCCACGAGCATAGGAGCAGCAGCAACTCAGAAACGCATAAGAAAAGGAAGTATTCTCCAATGACACTTTTAACTGAGCAAGTTCGTCTTCAAGCGTCTGAGCAACAGCTCATAAACAACGCGACTTCTTATGCCATTCCACAAACAACATTTGGAACCATTCACGATTATGGGAACATAGTGCTCGCTGCAGATTCTCTTGTGATCTTTCAGGTTGCTTTTCACAATCCTGGCGGTGGCGGAAACTGGTCATGGATCCGCATAAAAGTCGGCAGTCTCTACCTGTACGGTGCGAAAGCAACGGATGCTGGAGCCGTAACAATTGGAGCTGCTTGTTACCTGGCGGCTGGAACGTATGATGTGCTTGTTGAAGGCGTCAGCAATGGAGTTGCTGGCGGGCAAGTTACTAGCTTGAAAGCAGGAATCGTCAAGTTTCTGGATCAAGTAGCTTCTGCACTTCAAACATACCCAAGCAGCATAGCGTTAACGGTAGCGAACCGCGCAACCTGCGTCGGACCGCTAAGCGAATGCACCTTCGCTGTTCAGCTTCAGGCTCAAACAGCTGCAGCTGTGACTAACTTTGAGAATGTTGGAGACAGCTTAACGAATGGTGTCTCCATAAGCGTAGATGGCGTACAAGTAGATTGGAGCGAACGATACCAAGATGCTGATTCTAAGCAGTGCGGGAGCGCTAAACTCTTCTGCGGCGCTCTCAGCGTCGGCTCCTCACACACGATAGCAATCTCAAAGAAAAACGCTGCAACAACAGTTTACATCACAATAGTTGCTTGTCCATGGATACTTCCAGACCCTGCAACATTTTCAACGCCCATGACCCTTAACTTCTCTCAGGGCAGCACATTCTACTCAACCCTTGAGCCCATGTTCGCAGACCCCACGAAATTCATAGGCGTCGGGCAGCCGCGGGCAATCAGCTTCGGCTCAGCAACAGATTATTACAATAGTACGTCAGCAACAGGAATCATCAGTTACAGCTACGTTTTCGATGTCCTTGACATTAGCTGGAACTTCGACTGCTACGGCATGGGCGGCTGCATAAGCGTCATCGGAGTTGACGCTCGATGACCAGCAAAATCTCAGCTAGGAGACTTAAGTTATGGGCGTAACACTAGACGGCAAAACGCTCACAGTGACAGGTTGGGGTGAGCACACGATCGATGCTGCAAGCGAGTGGGACGCGTGGGTCAGCGGCCAATACAAGCGGAAACTGAAAGTCTACGGCATCATTCGCACTTACATTGTTGACTGCGTTGAAAAAGACGTCGTCTGGGCAAGTAGCAATGCCAACTATTTTGAAGGAGTACAATCTGCCGGGACAGCTGTCGTTTTCTTCAGTGACTTGACGATAAGGCCCGTGAGCAGCGTGAACGTTTACGTGAAAGACGTCAATTGGACAGCCAAGGATATTGGCACGCAGAACATCAGAAACTTTCAGCTAACCCTTCAAGAGGCTTAGCGCGCGCGAAGTTAACGTAGACGTTAACTCTATAACTTTTAAATAGTAGAAATGCCGATAGAACTATTAGGGTAACCTCTCAGAGATGAAATAGGTGGTTAAGCTAACCTATTATTACTTTTCGGAGACGTGAAGGGAGGTGAGAACTTTTGCTGAACAAGATGAAGATACTGCACATATCTCTGATTCTAGGAATCTTTACTGTGATGACAGTGGCGACCTGCAGAATGGGCGACCCGCCTTTCTCTATGGTCAAGTCGTTGAAGGGCTTGCTAAGTTAAATGCCATAATATTCAGTCTGCTAGAGCGTGCTTTTAACTACAACTACATTCTAACGATTGCTTTCGTTGTACTTAGTCCGACGCCATTTCTGTATATGATATTGCAAGATTGGATTCCGTGGCCGTTTAAGACAGCGAGCTTATTCATCGGGCTATTTCTTTTCTCTCATATGCGAATGAGCAGAGAGGGAAGATAGCTACTTTTCATCTTTTTCATTTTCTCTCTTTCGAGCATAACTTGAATTCGTAGATTATTACAAGCGTGTTCGGTTCCCAGGAACCGTTAATTTTTCGCCATTCTTCCCTGAATTCAGACAGGGTCTTGAATCCTTCTTTTTCGACGTCTTCCTGGCTGATGTTACTTAATCGCTGCTTGAACTTTCTCGTGATCAGGATCCACGCCTTTGCCTTTTCGAACCAGGATGCGCGCGCGCTGTAGACGTGGCCTATCTTCCACTCCTGCTTATGAGTCCGTCTCGTCTGAGTCTTTTTTCCCGCAAGGACTAACTCGAGGTTTCGCCGTTTAAAAACTGCCAT